AGGCAAAGGATATGACCCACGCGGTCAAGATGCTGAATTACGTCAATGATAAAACCCTGCTTATCCTTATCTCTCAACAACGTAATCAGTTTGGATCTATGCACGCCAGCCATATTCCCACGGGCGGAATGGCGGTGAAGTTCTTCTCTAGCACCATTATTAAACTGTGGTCAAGTGAGGCGGAGGCTTCATCTATTAAGGATAAGATTGCGGTGGGAGATAAACTTATTGAACAAAAAGTAGGCAGGCCCGTTAACTGGACAATTGATTACAATAAAACTGGACCTCAATTTATTACAGGATCGTATGATTTTTATTTCCAGGGTGAGCATGTTGGGGTGGACCATGTAGCAGACCTAGTAGACACCGCTGAAATGCTTGGAATTATTGAGCGCGGGGGTGCCTGGTATACTGTATTAGGAGAAAGAATTCAAGGTCGTGCTAATGTGGTGGCGAGAGCCAGAGAAGACCTTGACATGCAAGAAGAATTAACGAAGTTGGTGTATGAAAAGATATGATAGACCCTAAATCCTTTATTACCGCTCCCAGTAAATCTAACACAAAGTTTAAAGAAATAGATGGAACCTTCTCCTGCTCAGAGCAAGGGTGCTTTGAGGTATCGACAAAGGGAATGTATGATGCATCTAATAAAAAGGTTTACTGGACCTGTCCAAATGGTCACGATGGAAGCGCTAGATTAGTTTATGAGTGAGAGATCAGAACTAAGACGTATGGGCGCTAAGTCTCATAAAAATAGTGGTCGGGGGCAGTACCAGAAAGCAGATGGAAATATCCCCAGGTTCGTAATTGACGTAAAAGAGTATGGAAAATCTTTGTCAATGAGTGAGGATATGTGGGCAAAAATAGTCACAGATTGCCTAAGAACTGATAATAAAAAGAATCCACTTCTCATGGCTGTTCTTGGAAGCGGCGGCAGAAAGACAAGGCTTGCTGTTATTGAGTGGGAAGTACTAGAAGAATTATTGGAGGAGTTAGATGGAAAACACGATTGATCTGATTAATCAGGTATCGGAGTTTACCGATATTCATGATTTTGTAAGAGATGATGGCCTTGATGAGGCTATGGCAGCCATCGTAAAGATTATCTCTAAGCCAGATATTCCTCCCACACAGGCCCTTACACTTATTGCTAAACTTCAAGCGTTGTCTGCTAAGTTTGGAATTCTTGCTGCATGGTATTCGACTGCAGCCAAAGGACCAACTGGATCTCCAAATAATATTAAAAAGAATGTCTATTATTCAACTAAGGACGCACTAGATAAACTTGTAGACTCGCTGAAGTACACAGTAAGGTATAATTTAGGTTAATTATGACGAAAAATTTAATATCATCCCTATTAAGCAAACCTAAGGATACCAAATTAGATTCCAAGAAGTTTGTCAAGACTCTTAACTCTGCATATCAAAACACTAACACCGTTCAAGAGTTTAAGAAAAAGAAGACATTTGCTCCTAGCACCATTGGTTATGGGCATGGGACTTGTGCTAGATATTGGTATATAGCCTTTAATGGGGCAGAGTTTACTGAAAATATACCTGCTGCCAATATCGCTTCGATGAGATCGGGAACAGACGCTCACGAAAGAATTGAAAAACTTATAGAGACAACGGGCCTTCTTAAGCAACGCGAGCGGGAAATAAAAAGTGACGACCCCCCAGTAAGAGGATTTGCTGACGTAGTATTGGAGATAGATGATGAAGAAATTATCGGTGAAATCAAGACAATCAAGGACCAATATTTCATTCAAAGAAAGAGCGAGGGAGTACCTTCTTCAAGTCATTTTCTTCAATTATTAATCTATATGAAAATTGAGGGGGCGAATGAAGGATTTATTCTCTATGAAAATAAGAATGATAATGAACTCCTAGCCATCCCAATTCAGATGAACGAAAAGAATGAAGAGTATATTAACTATGTATTTGACTGGATGAGAGAAGTCTATTCCCTATATGAATCTGATACGCTTCCAAAGCGTGGATACACAAAATCTACTTGGACCTGTAAGGGGTGCCCAATATCGGAGACCTGTCTAGAAAAAGATACTGGTGAGGTAAAGATAACAAATCTCAAGGTCGGTATAGAGTGAAGAATTGCGCCAACTGCGGGGCACCTTTTGAATCTAATAAAAAGAACCAAAAATACTGTACCCCTGCTTGCTGTAGATTAGCAACAAATAAAAAGATAATGAATAAATATTATGAGAATAAAAGAAGGCTTAGTGGAGAAAAAAGATATTGCGGTTGCGGTCAATTGTTAAGTAGATATAATGAAAACAATAAATGTTTTGTCTGTGTTGAAGGGGACACTAAAAATAATCGCGGGAATATATTAGAGGTGATAAACAATGTCGCTAAAAAAACTAATAAAACAAAACGCTAGTACAGTCCTTGGAGTAGACTCATCGACTAACTCATTTGCCTTCTGCCTGTTTGATGGAAATCCAATTAAATGGGGCAAAATAGACTTCCATGGAAACAATATCTACGACAAAGTAATAGATTGTAGAGATAAAATGCCATTTATCAAAGAAGAGATAAGGCCAGATTATATTTGTATAGAGTCTGCCATCATGGTAAAATCTCAGGCGGTGGCTATTCATATGGCTATGATTGTTGGCGTTCTCATATCTGAATTAGCATTAGACTCTAAGAGAATAATTACTGTCCCGCCCATACAATGGCAATCGTATATAAAAAATAATAATTTAACAAAGGCTCAGAAGGCTCAGATAAAATTAGACAATCCTGGCAAATCAGATAATTGGTACAGAAATTATGCAAGAAATATGCGTAAACAAAAAACTTTAGATTACTTTAACAACATGTTTAAAATTAATCTAGAAGATCACGATGTTGGTGATGCTTTTGGTCTTGCGTATTATGCACATAAGAATCTGGTTACACATGGCTAAACTATATGAAAATAAAGCATATCTTACTAAAAGATACGCGGTGGAGAAGAAAAGTCTTGAAGAAATTGCAAAAGAATGTGGCGTAAGCCATCAGACTATCTATAGATATCTGGCTAAGTTTGGATTAATTAGAGACCAAAGGAAGTTAAAAAGATGATTGAAATAGACGCAGATGAAATGTTTAGGACTACAAATAAAAATGCAAGATTTCATCCTATTAATGGAACAGAGAAAGCCATTCTTGATGAATGTAACAGGGTTGCAAGCCTGCTGATTGAAAAAAATAGGGCTTACGGAAATTCTGCCCTGGACCCAGTAAGAGTATTTTCTTCATCCGATAATGTTGAGCAATTAAATGTAAGAATTGATGATAAATTATCTAGAAGAATGCGCGGCGGGAAGTATCAAGGGGATAACGATCTTGACGATCTGATAGGTTATCTGGTATTATTGAGTATTGCACAAAAGGAGACATGGAAGTAATGCCGTTATACACCTTTACATGTATTGAGTGTGATAAGTCGCATGAAATGCTTTTGAAGATGGAAGAAAGAGACAATGCTATCTGCCCCGACTGTGGATTAAGACTGGTGAGAAGTATTGATTCACCAGGAATGGTTTGGGCTCCCACCCGTGGTGGAAGTGGATTCGCCACATAACAAAGGAGAGTCATGTCTAGAAAAAGGGCTAGTGATTCCGAAGAGCAGCCGTCATACAGAGTAAACCCAGATATATCAGTATTCTATGAACTCAAGTTTGGAAAGAATATCATTAAGCCAGGAGATTCGCTAAAATTTAAAGATGTTCGTGGATCTTTCAGATTTATTAGACTTGCTCACAATGTTAAGAAAGATGTTACTTGGATAGATTGCTATTCTCCGACCACAGGAGAGTACCGTTCGTTCTATGTGGAAAAACTTAAAGGTGTCGTCCACGCAAAGAAAAGTATTAGGAAGAAGATGAATGTCAACTGATGTAGTCCTTGCAGAGCGTTGGGAAAAAATTAATAGGGTGGTAGATGTATTCCTTAAGGGGACAACTAATCCTGCCGCGATTGCAAGGGCAACTGGATTTAAACGGGCGGAGGTACAGGAGTATCTTGATGAATGGCGATCAGTCATTCAGAGTGACAGACAAATTCAAATGCGGGCAAGGGAGGCCCTGTCTGGGGCAGATCGACACTACTCTATGTTGATTGAGGAGGGCTGGGATGTTATTAATCAGTCTGGCGCAGTTGGAGATCTGGGCAAGAAGACTGCTGGCATTAAAATTGTTGCCGATATTCAGCAAAAACAAATAGACATGCTCCAAAAGGCTGGGCTCATTGAGGATAGTGAAATAGCCCAGCAGATTATTGAAACTGAGCGCAAGCAAGAGATTTTGGTTAAAATCCTCAAGGAAGTCGTGGCGGACTGTGACCATTGCAAGAGAGAAGTATTTAGGCGACTAGAAGAAGTGACGGGTAAGGCAGAGGGCTTCTAATGTTTGATGATTTTATCTCAGCCCTTGAAGAGGACGAGTTTGAAGAGCATCCAGTAAACATTGAAGAATTTGTTACAAATGAGGACTATCTCCATCTGCCGCCCCTTTCAGAGTTTCAGTACCAGGCAATTAAGGCAATGACTCAGGTATATAAAAAAGATACTCTGATTAAATTATATGGTGAAGAAGAGGGTTTAAAAAGAAGTCGGCAGACCTGCAATGAAGTGATTCTTCAATTAGGTAAGGGCAGCGGCAAAGACTATATATCCACCATATCTGTCACCTACCTTGTATATCTTTTATTGTGCCTCAAAGATCCCGCCAAATATTTTGGTAAGCCCCCAGGTGACTCCATTGATATTATTAATATCGCTATCAATTCCG